TGATGCGACCTTGTTGTTCAAGCTCCTCAGTAGATATAAGGGCAAACATAAAATCAGCAGTGGCAGGTAGACCAAAAGACTCAGAAGTATCGGTAAGATCTGGATCGCTATTGCCATAACCAGCACGAGTAGTCTGAGTGGCACTGATAATAGGTACATTGCTTTCCACAGCAAGACCGCGAAGCTCTTCAGCAATCGCTTTAACATAGGTATACGAGTTAACAATTGCACCTTTGTACCTCACACTTGCACATATATTTAAGTAATCTACAAATATTATATCAGGTTTGAAATCTTTTTTCAAGTTAAGATCATTTAAGAGTGCCTTAAAGTGTCCTACATGAGCAGACGCTGTAGGGTACTCTTTGATAATAAGTTTACCTCTAGTCTTTTTAGCAATTTCATTTACTTTACTAGAGAATAAAACTTCTGGTAGTTCTACAATGTCTTTGACATTTACGTTCAGAAGATTTGCGTCAATTCGTTCAGCAATCTTCTCCTCTGCCATTTCACATGTAATGTAGAGAACGTTGTACCCCTGAGTGAGGGCGGAACCAGCCATGTGGCACATGAATAAACTTTTCCCGACACCTGTACCAGCAAGAGCGATGTTGAGAGTCTTGTTAGGGAGACCACCTTTCGTGATAAAGTTAAACTTTTCCAAATCAAAGGGAATCTTCTCTTCTTTTCTGTGGTAGAATTCGTATCTATCTGATGATTGCTCAATGTAATCGTGTCCAATATGTTCATCAAAGGAGACAGCAAGAGCATCTTGCAGGATACTAGGGATAGCACCCTTATCAAGTCTCTTATCTCCACCATCAGCAATCTTAATAGATTGCATGAGTGCCAAGTATATAGCTCTGTCTTGACACCACTTTTCTGTAGCATCTAACAACCAGTCATAATCCACCCATTCATCAGTTAAGGAATTTATTTCCTGTAATGAATCTTGGAATGCCTCGTCTGTAAGGTCTCCTCTATTTTGGATATTAATTGTGAGAACTTCTTTAGTAGGGATCTTATCATACTTCGCAGCGAAGTCAGCAATCTCTTCAAAGATAATTCTTTCATGGTAAGTTTCGTAATATTCTGCTTTTAGAAAAGGAACTACCTTCCTATAATATTCCTCATTATATATGAGGTTCCTTAGAATAGTTTGCTCAATGCGTTCACTCATCAAAATTCAACCTCGCAAAAGATTTTTCACTTAATCTCTTTTGAATTAGTTTACCATAATCTTCATTTAATTCGCAACCTATGTAATGTCTTCCTAAGGATTTTGAAACAACAGCTGTTGTCCCTGATCCCATGAATGGATCTAGAACTACATCCCCCTTTTCACTTCCTGCTTTAATACATGGTTCTATCAAGTCTGATGGAAATACTGCAAAGTGTGCACCTTTATATGGTTTGTTTGTTACTGTCCAGACAGATCGTTTATTCTTTGTTGTATAGCTTTTTGTAAGTCCGCTATGTGGTTGAAGTCCTGTTCCTTTATTGTGGTATTTTCCGTTTGTTCTGTTTCTTGTTCCCCAATCTTGTTTGACTGGTTCTTTGATTGCTTCATTGTCGTAATAGTATTTTCTATTTTTACTAAACAAAAATATATATTCATGAGATTTAGTACACCTGTCTCTCACACTCTCAGGCATCGGATTTGGTTTGTGCCATATAATATCCTGTCTTAGATACCACCCATCTGCCCTCATAGCAAATGCGAACATCCAAGGGATTCCGATTAAATCTTTTTCTTTTAATCCTTCTAATTTATTTCCTCGTTTATTGCATAATTCTGGTAGATCTTGTTTCGTTTTACTCACAGTTTGTTTAGGATAAGATTGACCTTTGCCAGGTCTATAGTTGTAATAACTATCTCCTAAGTTTACCCAACAAGTTCCATCATCAGTTAATGAATCACGAACTGATCTGAATACTGACACTAGATTATCAATATACTCTTCTGGAGTTTCTTCCAATCCAATTTGACTATCTTGCCTGATTGCACCACACTTAGGACATACTGATTTATAGATTGCATCCCCTACTCCTGCCATCTTATCATGGTTCTTATGACCAGTAATACAATTCTCAGGTTTAACTTTTGAGTCTCTCATGTGATTGCAGTTTGGATCTCCTCCTACCCAAGTAGCAGTTCCATAATCTCTCAGACCGTAATATGGTGGAGATGTTACGCAAGTCCTTACCTTGCCATCAAACTCTTTTAAAGTCTCACGACAATCGCCAAATAAAATTTTATCAACCTCCATAACTAAACTCCTTCTTAGCTGCCTCCTCCAGTTTTTCCATTACTTCTTCTGTGAAGTATTTGTCTGGACTGGCAAGAATAGCAGAAGGATAAACAGAAGATTCACCAATGCGAATCCTATTGCCCACCCTTTGGAAGACCCCATACTGTTCACCCAATTCCAATAGTCCGTAGTACTTGTCAAGTCCACGTTCGTCAAAAAATAGACGTGTTGCAATTTTACTTCCCTCCACTGTTAAACGAGATTTTTTAGCTTCACACTTAATAATATTTCCTACAACTTCTTTCTTACTGTCACGTTCTTTAGTTTTTGTAAGGTAGATGATAGTTGATGCAGCATACTTAAGACCTGTACCACCACCCATTTCTTTTGTGGGAATATATGATCCTATTACATCATATGTATGATTTGTGACAAGCATAGGTACTTGTGCTTGTCCTAGTTTTAATGTTAGAACACGAAACGCACCTTTAATTAGTTGTGATTTAGTCATGTCTCTAACTTGTTTATCATTAGCAATGTCATCCATCTCTTTACTGGTAGATAACATACCAAGACTATCAAGAACAAACATCATAGGTTCACGTTTGTCCTTAGGTTCTTTAAGATACTTGTCAAGTATTCTACATGCCTGTGTTCTAAACTCCTCAATAGTAGCTACAGGAAACAGAACCATACGTTTACTATCAATACCACGAGACTCAATCATCTCTTTTGAAATAGCAGATTCTGTTTCAAAATAAATGACACCACCTTTAGGATTAGCATCAAGAAAATTACGAACAACACTCAAAGCAAAGAATGTTTTACCTGTGCTACTCTCTCCTGCGAGTGCAGTAACTTTGTTAGCAGGAAGACCTCCATAAAGTGAACCACTAACTAATGCATTGAAAATATAACTACCAGTATCAACGTAATTAGTAATGTCACCTGCTGCAACTCCTTCACTAACTAGTCCAGCAAATTCATTTCCACTATCTTTAATAACGGTATCAAGAAATCCCATTAATTAATCCTCATAAAATTGTACATAATTATTCAAAAAAACTTTTAATTGAAATTGTTTTTTCATGTTGCCACCCTATACATTGTAACACATTTTTAAGTGGTTCAAGAAATGATTTCTCAAACTGTGTTTGATAGTCAACATATTTTTCAATACCAAACTCCTTTGGTAAATCACCAAAGAAACTAATAGTATTTTCATGCATTGGGTTAGGTGTTTTAAGATACATGAATTTGATCTTCTCACCTTCTTGAATGAGAGGATGCTTGTTTTCTATATTATAGTGCTTTACGTAATGATTGTAAAGTAGGGCACCCCTTACGTGGATGGGTGTTCCTTTTTGATAGATTTCCTTAGGGTGACGGTACTTGGTAAGGTTGTTAACTCCTCTGGGAAAGGCGACTTCCTCATAGGGTCGCTCTTTTGTTTCATTGCGGACTCCATTGATGAAAGTGATAAGCTCATCATTACTTTTGCCGATAATAATCTGAAACGCTGCATACAACTTGTCCCTAAAATATGCAGGAGTAGAACTCCTTGCTGTCTCCAACCCCATGATTTTCATCTTGGGTTCTTTATACCTGACTCCTTCTGAGTCCCATACGTTTAATATATATCTCTTCTTCGCTGTCCATATTCCACGATCAGCAATGTTCTCTCGCTTCATACTCATTTTTTGGTCATACGCTGAAACATACGACGCAAGTTCTTCATACGAACGTTCAATAAAAGGTTCCAATTTTTCTTGACAGATTTTGTCAAGTATGGAAACAACCGTTGCTTTGTCGCTAGACTTATTAGCAAAAAATTTACTAACAAGAGGTCCGAGATTAAGATAGATTGAGTCAGTGTCGGATGCAATGACATAATCCTCCTTTTCTGTATTGAGCAGTTTATTTAGGTAACCATTCATCTTGTTTTCTATCCAACGGATTGATACCTGACCAGAAAGAGTAATAGCTTCAGCATTTGCAAGACGATAATATCTAAAGTGTTCATTACCAATAGCACCATAGGCAGAGTTGAGAGATATCTTCTTTGCCATCTGTATATTATTACAGCGAGAAATCTCTTTCATCAGTTCAACAGTAG